CCTTAGAAACGCTTGCGTCTGCCCCCCCTCATGCTGATATACGCTATAGGAAAAGAATGACTCTCAAAAGAAAAAAAGAAGCTATTATGATAGAAAAAATAAAAAAATTATATTTACCAAACAGTTAGGTTTTCGGGTTTATTTTAATTTATTTTCTTTAGGTATAATATAATACGAGTGTATTCATATTATATTATATTTTTTTTCTTTGGGATATATATGCCTGATGGATCCAACACGAATAACTTATCGCTGTACGCCGCGGCGTACAGCGGGAACCTCGAGGACGTGAATGCGCTGATCGCCAAGGGCGCGAACGTCAACAATACGGAACATTACGGGTTCACGCCGCTGTACATCGCGGCCCAGCAGGGGCACGACGCGATAGTGCGCAGGCTGCTCGCAGCCGGCGCCGAGCAGCGAGAGGCGCTGCACGTCAGGGCGAGCGACGGCTCCACCGCGCTGCACGCCGCGGCCGAGAGCGGGAACACCACGGTCGTGCGCGCGCTGCTCGACGCCGGCGCCAACAAGGACCTCGCGAAGCACGGCGGCGCCACCCCGCTGTACATCGCGGCCGAGATGGGGCACGACGCGGTCGTGCGCATGCTGCTCGACGCCGGCGCCAACAAGGACCTCGCGAAGAAGAACGGCTGGACCCCGCTGTTCGTCGCGGCCGATAAAGGGCACGACGCGGTCGTGCGCCTGCTCGGCGAGGACGACGCGCCGTGGTGGTACAGCCGCTCGCGCGCGGCGGCCGACGAGGCCGCGCGCGCGGGGGTCGCGAGCAGCGGCAGCGGCGGCGCCAAAAGATCACGCAAAAGAAGAACAAAAAAATCCCGCAAACAAAGAAAACGCACCACTCTAAAAGGTGGGAAAAGAAAACGCCGTCGCACTCGCCGCAGAAGATAGGTAGTGATATTATCATTTCACTATGAAATGACAATATCAAATCGATTTAAATAGAAGTTATTTAATTACTCATATAATGGGCGAGTATGAAATAAAACTGAACAATAAACGGATCTTTGATTTCGTTAAAAACAATCCCTCCATTGACCTAGAAACCCTAACACTCATTATGATAGACTTTGTGGAAAAACTCAATACGGATATGAATAAAACTATGATTAATGCTATAAATAAAGATATACTTAACTCTGTTAAAGAACTGGAATGTAAAATCAATGATAACAGTAAAAGCTACATAGAAAATATTAAAACCACTATGTTAATCAATTCTAATAAAGAATCAGAAAAGATAAGCGCACTACTAAATAAAAATACGGCCGACTTTTCAGAAAAACTCAACCAGTTCACCGCTAACTCCCACGATAAATTCAAAGATACTTTAAATGAAATTAATAAGTCTATAGTTTTAGAACTTAAAGACCATATATCCAAAACAGGTGGAACAAAAGATTTTATTGAAACTATAGAAGATAAATTACAAAACATACAAAAACCTATGTACAATTTTATAACAGCACAACAAGAACAACTGGTTAAAAAACTCACCGAAAACGCCGGCGATAAATCCAAACAAGAAGCTATTATGAATGAATTATCTGATTTCTTAAATAAATGGAAAAATTCTTCTACTCACAAGGGTAATTTCGGACAAAATATGCTTGAAGGCGTTTTAAATAAAGCATACCCCAGTTCCGAAATCGTTAACACATCCGGATCTAGAGCATCCGGCGATTTTATGCTTAAACGCGAAGATAAACCCACTATAATGATAGAAAATAAAGACTATAAAACTAATGTCAACAACGACGAAGTTAAAAAGTTCATAAGAGACATGAACGAACAACAAACACACGGCGTGTTTCTTTCACAGGCTTCAGGCATAACATGTAAAAATAATTTTCATATTGACATATGTGAAGGAAAAATAGCCGTGTATGTCCATTATGTTGAGTATAACCCTGACACTATAAAAACCGCCATCAATATAATCGATATTCTCGCACATAAAGTAGCCGTAATAGAAAACGATGAAGGCGAAACTATAACCAAAGAAATGATAGATATGATCAATTCGGAATTTCAAGTTTTCTTAAACAAAAAACAGATTGCATTAAATACCGCTAAAGACATACAAAAACGCCTCATAACACAAATTGAGGATCTTTCCTTTCCAAGCCTTGCCGGATGGTTGGAGAATAAAGGTGTCGCCACCAGTACATGTACATATGAATGTGAAATATGCAAACGCGTATTCACAACAGAACGCGGATTGTCCTCTCATAAAAAAGTACATAAAAATGGCGAAACTAAAAACATCGTGATCGAGACATAATTTATCTTGTTCTTTTAGCCTTTCTCTTTCTCTTTCTCTTTCTTTTTCGTGTTTTAGGTTTAGACCCTTGACCGAAACCTGATTCTCTCAAATCAGATTCTACCATCGATCTTGGGCTTCTTGGTGAAGCTCTCCGGCTTCTCGATGTTCCAGGCAACGACAAATGCGCTGGTCCATCAGTTGAATGTACCCTCCCTACACGGCGAACAGGGCTCAACGCACTAAGTCGTGTTTCTCGTGGAGAAGTTAATTGCCTTATGTTTTCTGGGTTCCGATTAATCAAACTTACAATTTTACTGGGCGTAATCGATGGTGGCGGTGATGGAGTGGCCATAGATACTCTTCCAACTGAGTTTGTCGATTGAAGCCAAAACCTGATGTTTCCAATAGTAAAACCAGCTATATTAATAGTCTGTCTTCTAGTAAATACACCTAAATTTGATAAACCCAATAACACTTTTACTATTGCACTATCCGATATACGCTGTGCTACAGGCAATCCGTCTGCGGTGTATACTACTGGCGCTAACGTCCCTTGTATAGTCTCGCCAAATAGCACAAATATCGATGCTACACTTGCGGTAGAATACGCACCAGGTATAAAATGTCTTATAATGGTATTAAATAACCCATATGTTTCTTGCATTTGTGGAGCATCCGCCGCAGACATACTTTCGATTCTTCTAGTAAATATGTAGCTTAATAGGTTAGTTATAGGAGAAACTAAATTACGAGGATCTATCCTTGCACCTACAATATATAACAATCCAAACAAGAGAATATTGGCGATTACTATTCTAAACCCTACATATATTCTAAACCAAATCACCGCTTCACGGCAAACCCTTTCATCCTGAGTTTCTACATATGTATCTCTAATTAAAAGATAAACCTCCATCGCATAGTTGGATAAAAAATTCGGCATTGTAAAATAAGGAAACAGTAGATTGGCTATCCCTACTTCATTTATATATCTGTATGCACGCATTCCACCAATCTGTCTAGGAGTTAGTTCTTCATCTGCATAGGTTCTTCTATTATCAACTCGCACATATAATTCGTCGCCTCTACGTTGACGCGTTCCTCCTACTGTTCGTGGTCTGCTATCCGGTTTTGGCGAATTCTTAGCACTCATTAATTTTTCTACATCCGCCTTTTTTATTTTTAAATTTTCCATTATTTCCAAACTTATCTTTGAAAAACCAGTTTTATTCGTTAATACTTTTTTAACAACGCTTGCTTCTTCCTTTCCGTCAAAATATAATAGACTTTCAAATTTGTTGGTTTTTGTAAAATTTTCAAAAGCATCTATTATTTTATTTGATGATTCATTCATTAAACCTGATTCCCTTAGAACCTTTTCTATGCTTGTTTCTGGCGATGGGGGCGAAGTTCTCACACGTGGTGTTCCACGTGGTGTTCCACGAGGTGTCCCACGAGGTATCCCACGAGGTCTATTACGAGGTGTCCTTCTAAATCGTGATCTAATGTTATATCCTAAATCACGCATCGCTCTTCTGGTTCCTGTCCTAGATGCTGATCTGGGCGACACTCTGGTTCCTGTCCTAGATGCTGATCTGGGCGACACTCTGGTTCCCGACCTAATACCCGATTTTGGGCTCGTTTCTTTATCTCTTCTAATAAACAGATCCATATATATAAACGCAACATTATTACTTTGGAATATTCAATTCTTTCACTAAAATTATCTTATTTTTCTTATCATCTATATCACCATAAATCTTTCTTTGCAATTCTACATATTCCTCCATATCCTTATCGTTCTCCATCCAGTTTGGATGTTCCTCTTCCCACTTTGATATCAAAGATATGTATTTGTGTTGCAATTCTTTATCTCCTTTCTCTATCAATTTATCAACCTTTGCCTCCTCCTTCTCCCAATCCTCGTTTGTCTTTATACATAGTTTCTTACGTTTTTGATCATAACAATGAATAGGCCTGTTATAAACACCCAATTCGTTTATCTTATTACATATGGCATCCGATATACCAGTGGTTATGTTGCTTTCTTTCAAATTCTTTAAATCGTTAGTGTCCAATTCTATTGACCGCAAAAAATCATTCCAATCTACCGCATCCTTACATTCCTCCTTCAAAAATATGTTCAAATTAAACTGTGTGTTGTTATTGTTACTACCCACCTTCGGTATCAATTCGTCTATCTGTTCCGACTGCTTCTTTATTTGATCCATGGCATCGCCCATCATCTTTATCAACTCGTCGTTCTGCAAATTATTCAATACCTCCTTGTCCACCGGTATTATACATTTATTTTTATTCTTATGATACCATAATCCTGACTTACTCTTAAATTCCTTTCCGCAATCACTGCATATATGCAGCTGCGACTTTTTGGTTCGAAATTGGTTCAATTTGTGTTTACGTGTCAATAAATGTTTGTCAAAATCAGAACTCCTTACGCAATTATAATCACAAATCGAACAATTGTAAATCTTCTTAGAAGATTTTACGACTTTTGGTTCGAAAAGTCGCATATATATTCGAACCAAAAAATCGCTTAAATTCTTTTCCAAAATATTAAAAAAAATTTATGGTAACAAAATTTTTAAGTAGAAAATCAAAAACAGAGCATTATGCTCTGAACCCATTTTCCCAAAAATTTTCACAATTCTTGTCAGGAAAATCTCAAAATGGACAAATATTTTTGTCCATTTTCAAAAAATTTACTTTAAAATTTGAAAACGTGAAAAACCTCATGAGACTGACTCTATAATTTTTCTTAATTAAATTAATGTAGACCTACATTTTAGGTGTTCCGTATTGATAGACATGGGTTGTCTGTAGGGCAAATGACCAATCCAATCCGTTGAGGTTTAGAATATTTCCTTTATCGTCAAATAGGGTAACTTTCATTCTTGTTATGCTTATAGGTCCAAAATAATCCCTGGCGTTCTTTTGAAGCGGACCAGAAAAGTCTATATACGGATATGAATAGTTATTCGTCCACTGTTTTGTTAATTTAATGGGTATCTTGGCGAAGAAATTGGAATTAACCGGCGCCGAATATCTTGGTTTTGGTTTAGTATATCTATCCAAATTCTTCATGTTGTAACTTTCTATGTACTTATTCGGTATGGTTTTAAGGGTTGTGATCTGGCTTATTGAACCGAGCTTAGAATTATCGCCGGTTTTTATTATGTTATACTCGCCTAACTCCAATTCTTCCTTTATATTGTTATCTGGCTTGGTTATTCCTATCAATGCCTTTGTTGACTGGTTGTTATTGAAATCATCTAAACACATATAAATATATCTGGTACCCCAAACGTCTATAGGCGATTCACTAACCACGCTCGAATTGCCCTGTATGGTAATCGTTTCCTTTCTAAATCCAAGGAGCCAGCCTAAATTATTGTTTGTTTTGGCGTCTGTAAACGCCGGATCGGTTTCTGAATAAAATGTTATGACTATTTCCGAAGCCGCATTGTTGGTTAACATGGTTTTACCTGACGATGTTTCTATGGATCCCGATATATCCAAACCCGAAAATGCTTTATTGATTTCGGTAATTAACTCAGGCGGCGTGTAATTTCCTGATGTGATTTTGTATTCACCGTCGCTTATTTTGAATATATGTGTTCCATATGCTTCATCGAAGGTATACCATGAATATGGTATTTCTAGGGAATATAGCGATATACCTGTAACATTAGACAGTGTTTCTGTAAATTCAAAGGCAAAATTCGTAGTGTTTGTATTGTTCGTTTCTATCAAACCCTTGTATTGACTGTCTATATTTATCAATCTGGTAAATGTTTGTTTGTATGTGGGATTTAAAGCCCCCGCCATCAATTCTTTGGTAAAGACATAGTCTGCGGTGGAATCCTTGGGCTTTTCAGTATCGGATTCAGACGACTCGGAATCCGAATCTGGCCGTGACTCCATAACCGATTTCAATATGGTTTTGGTTTTATCTATAAATGTAGCCAACTCTTCATTGTTTTCTTCTAAAGCATTACTAATTAATTTTTTTGCTACTTTGCTTAGCTTTTTCACATTCTTTTCATCTTTGTTTAAGTCGAAAAAACTAAATAACTCTTCTATAGTGTAATGTGAGTGATCGAAATCAATAGCCATATATAATTAACTTATAAATTGATTCTAATATTAATTATCCTTCTTTAATTAAAGATACCATGGCTGAAACTAACTCCTGCGCTGTTTGTTGCGAAGACTTTAACAAAAGTACCAGAAAAGAAATTACCTGCAAAAGCTGCGACTATTCTATCTGCAAGAATTGTGCGAGAACATGGCTAACAAGCACCGGTTCAGATCCTAAATGTATGAACTGCAACGTTGCTTGGGATAGAAATTACTTGGTTCGTAACCTAAACAGGTCTTATGTTAACAATGAATATAGAGAACATAGAACTAAAATTTTGACTGATATGGAAATGGCAAAGATGCCTGAGACTATTCCACACGCCGAAAACGCTAAACGGGTTAAGGGACTCCATAAAGAGAACGATGATTTACACAATGAGATTAGATCTATGAAGGCCGAAATTTATAAAATGCAGGCAAAAATCGCCAGAAATTCATACAGAATCGCGCATCCTAATGTAGGCGAGGACGGTAATGTGGTTACTGGCGAAAGGAAAAAATTCATTATGCCTTGTCCTAGCGAAACCTGTCGCGGCTTTCTGTCGACATCATATAAATGTGGTATATGCAATCTGTATACTTGTCCGGATTGTTTGACTATTATTGGGGAAAACAAAAACGAAGAACATAAATGTGATGAAAATAATGTGAAATCTGCTGAAATGATTAAAAAAGATACTAAACCCTGTCCTACCTGTGGTGAAAGAATATTTAAGATCGAAGGATGCGATCAGATGTTTTGCACGGCTCCTAGAAAGGATGGTAGTGGATTTTGCGAAACACCGTTCAGCTGGAAAACAGGGCGTATTGAAACCGGAACTATTCATAACCCACACTATTACGCTTTGCAAAAACAGAAACAAACCCTTACTAGAAATCCTGGCGATGTACTGTGTGGCGGCGTTCCTGATATGCGAACATTTAATGGTCAAGTGACTGCGCTTTTTACTAAAGGGCGATTTCGCAACGGATATCAAATTACTTCGTCCAACCAAGACCAAGTAATTCATCATACATTTATCAGGACGCTGGCTAATAT